CTCCAATTCTTTGAAGTCTTTATCTGTAACATTCGCACCTTTTCGTGTGAATTTAGCAGACTGCTTCTTGAATTCGGTAGTTGCAGCTTTGACACCTTTTGACCATTGAGAATCTGGTGCCAGTAGAAGTTGAAAGGCGTCAGTGATACCTATATCCATATCACCAGTCTTTTGTGCCCACTGTTGCAAAGACTTAGCAGCGTTCGCGGCTAGATTTTTAAGTCCTTTCTCGGCTGCATCTAAATTTTGTTCCGCAATAGTAAAATCTACAGTCCGTTGAGCAGCCTGCGTTGCCTTGTTGGCGATGTGATCCATCGCTTCGCCCGAAGTCATACCTTTAAGTTCTTGTTTTAACGCAGGGTCGTATTTAACAGCCGCTTTGATGAAGATTTCAACAGGACCGACGCCGTCCTTAATCTGTTGGCGTAAATCAGAAAAACCACCGGGATCAGCAAGAAACTTGTTAATCTTTACTTGGTCTACGCCGCCTTCCAAAGCAACTGTCACACGGCGCTGTAACTGATCGAACGACAATAAATCTGAAATATCAACCTTTTGCCCACCTAAGAACAACTGCCCAAAACGGGCGACATTTGCCTTCAAGCGAGCTTCCTGTTCAGCTAGCGACTTATCATCCTTTGGCCCTTGTTTATCGAACGCCTGCAGATCCTTGAGAATCTGTGGCATCAAAGACTTCATCTCGTTCGTGCGAGCCTGCTCGGCGGCCGCCTTTTTAGCGAGATCAGCCGCTTGTTTTGCTTGTACCTGTTGTAACTTCTTCTCGGCATCAACTTTTTGCAACATTATTGTCAAGACAGCCCGCTCAGCATCTTGTTGAAGTACGATATTATTCGTACTTTTTGCGATATTCTCTGCCTCTTGAATCTGTGCTTCCGCGCGTTGATAAGCTGCTAGCGCAGATTGTATTTCGTCCGGCGACTTGGCATTTGCTAATTCTTTCGCAGCGACGCGAGCTTGCTGTAACGCACGAAGTCGATAATTCTCAGCTTTCTGTTCAGCATCCAATCCTTGCTGTGCATACTTGAACCGTGTGTCCGCGTAGTCAGCCAACAAAGTTTTTTGCCGCTGTTGTGACTCTTGAACTGCCCGCACCGCTGCATTAGCTGCGTTGCGATAAACTGCTATGACACGTTCTTGGGCTTGAATCATTGACTCCATCGTTTGGCGCGCGCCATTGATGGCTTCATTATTCTTCACCTTAAGATCATCCATAGCACGAAAATAATCACGACGTAAGCTAGCGAGATCAGTTTGCAGACTACTTAACCGAGTCTTATTTTGTGCCTCAGCCGTTTCCTTCCACTTAGCAATCTTCTGATCTTCCTCACGTAAGACTTGTAAAGTAAGCTGTCGTCGTGCGTCCGCTTCCTGGCGGATATTGGCAATGTTAGACATCGTTACATAAGTGTATGTGCCTACAGCTAGCGAAAGCCCCGCTGTCAAAGCAAGCATTGCAATACCAATTGGTCCGAGTGAAATATGCACAAGTGCGAACGCGGCTGCGAGACCAGCCAACGCAACCGCACACGGAATAGCGGCCGCTGCAATAGCTGTAATAGCAGACGCCATTTTGTCGGCACCGCCCATCATTTCCATCATATTGGCCAAAACGCCAACGATAGCTTGTCCAAAATCTTGCGTTAAATTCACTTTAAGCGCGTTAATTTGTGAAGTCAGTCGTTCGGCGTCTGTAGATCGGAACTCTTTGAGAATCTGTTCTAGATTCTCGGGCGTAGCAGTTCGCATTGCCTTTAAAGCTTGCTCATACTGCTGTGCGCCGCCCTCGCTCGTCAAACGCAATTCCGCTGTTAAAGCACGTACATTGCGAACCGACTTAGCAATCTCCGAACCCATACCATCCGCTTGCTCTGCGATTGCTTTCAACGCCCCCTCGAAACCTTTTGCAGCGATCAACTGCGCCGGGTCCGAAAAGCCCATCTCCCTCATTACCTTCTTCATGTCCTCAGAAGGCTTAAGAAAAGCTGTCATAACACCGCGCAAAGCTGTAACTGATTTATGTGCATCCATGCCTCCAATAGTCATAGTAACCATTGCAGCATTCAATTCATCTAGACCGACTCCTAACTCAGCCGCAATTGGAATCGCTTGCCCCATCGTGTCAGCTAATTCTTTGCCGCGAACATGCCCTAAACGAATTGTCTCAAAGAATTTCGCGGCCGAAGACTCGGCCTCTGCACTGCCCTTTCCATAAGCATTCAATGTCCCCGTCAACAACGTGATAGCATCTTGGAAATCCATGACACCGACTTTGGACAATTTCATCGCGGCATTCATCACATTGCTGCGGTCTGTCACAGACGTGAATTGATCAGATATAGTCTGATATAAACCTTCAGTAACTTGTGGCAACGGTAGATTAGCTCTTTTAGAAAACTCTGTGACTTCAATTTGAAACGACTTCAATGACTCACCGGCACCGGCGACACCTTTTGCCAAATCAGCACCGATGCGCGGTGCAATGGATCGAATTTCTGCTAAATGAACTTGAAAATCTTCCGCCGTTGTAACGGCGTCCTTCAAGGCGTCTCGAATCATTGACATCGCGCGTACAATCGTTTGCGTCATAACAACACGCGCGATTGTATTCCAACTGACAATTAAAGAATCCGCGTGCTTCTTCACGCCAGCCGTAGCATTGGCAGCATTATTCATGCCCGCCGCTGCCTTCTGACCAGCTTGCTGAGCAGCCGTACCTACTGCGGCCATAGCTTGGGCTGCTTGTGACGCAGACGACTCGACACCAGACGGCAACCAAAGTTTAGTTGCAGGCGCAGTGGTAGCAGTCGCCCCAGTAGAAGCTGGAGCACTTTGCATTGACGTGGAAAGACGAGAAGCTGCGGAAGCTAAACTTCGCATAGTCGCCAAAGCCGCAGACGCACGATCATTAAAAGAATCAAGAGTCGTGCCAAACTTACTAAATGCTGACCCAGCGCCTTGCAACGCAGTGTCCAAGCGCTGCAAAGCCTCCAACGCTTCATCAACATTGAAGCCCAGTTTATTGATTACTTCGTCAGCCATGTCTACACCTATGAGCGAACAGGGGAAGATTTAATAAACGGAGCGACTTTTGGTAGTTGCACAGAGTCAGCTATTTTCTGAAACGCTCTAGCGCCTTTATCCTGGAAACGATACGGACCAGGTTTATGAAGTATGGATGGAGATGGCCACTTAGTCGGGTCTGGATCAGTATTTGCGTTGTGATATTCATTCCAAACCAACCAAGGTAATGTTGTTCCATACGTGAACGTATAGAGACCCTTTGCTTGGTCTGTAGTCATTTCACCTTGTCCGTTGGAGATGCCTTCGCCGACGCGATTAAACGGAGCCGCCCCGCCACCGGCATCCACATTGTGCCCTATCAAACTAGCGAGTTGAATAAATGTCGCACGCGACGCACCGCTCCAATCAGGGATTTCCACTAATACCGCATCGAGCCAAGCCATGAGGCCCTGTGCTAACGCTTCTTTCATTTGCTTATCCAATGTTTTACGATAAGCTTCCACATCTATACGTGGACTACGGAATGAATACTTGACTCGCATGTCAGACTCCGTCATCACTGAAACTTAGGATTTAACCGCGCCAAGGGGCGTCCCTGCCCCAAGCATTGAGCTTCCCGCTCGTTCCTCGTCATAGCTTCGAGTTTGATCGTAAGCGACAATAAGAGCTTGCGTTTCAAGACCGCAGTCATCCCAAGATTCATTGACGCCGGGAGGCCGGATGCCTAAGCGTTCGCAGGCTCTCCAGACGGAGTATTCGCTTGTGCGGAAACTAGGCCAGAGAACTCGGAGGGCATGGGAGCCTGACCACGAAGAAAAACCTCGCGGGCCTTCTGCAATTTACTCTCGTCAAGTGCATTCGCTTCCAGCACTAACCCCAACACACGGTTAACTTCCGTTTGCGTCAGACCGCCATTCTTCAAGTCAGTGTCCCAACTAGACCAAGTACGGGGGTCTTCATATTTCACCGTATCCCACTCAATCTGACTCGGAATCAACGAGCGCGTTATCATGTACCCAAGCCGTTTCCGTCCCCACTCAGAAACTACCTGTTGATATGTAGGATCATTGTCATTAGCCACCCAGCCGTCTTTCGTTAATTTTCCAGGTGGCTTTGGTACTGGGCACAGAGTATTAAATTCATCCATGTCTTTTAAACCGGCCGCGCGAAAGACCATAGTCTCCTCGCCACGGGGTAGCACCAAAATAGTCTCGTTACACAATGTTTTAGGATCAACGCCAGCAATTTTCATGATTTATTCCCTCGCATGGAATATAAAAGAAATGTGAAAAGAACGGTGCCGGTTTTGACGCCGGCACCGATGCCCTTATTAACTAGTCTTGTAGACCAGCCAAACCGACTTTTAAAGCCGGGGAGTCGTTTAACTACTAGATCGCTCGACAATCGGCTCAACGGCCTTGCATTTGCCGCTCACCGAAATTGAAGCATCTTTGAGGTTGATTTCTCGCGAATCTGAACGGAAATCAGGGAACGTCGTAGTTTCAATCTGCGACGTACCACAAGGTGGTGTATGCACTACAATAATGTCAATTGCATACGGTTCACACTTGTCGCTCGATGCACTTACCCAATGAACCGCCCCGCCGATGCCTTTCAGCGCATCCATCGGGCTGGTCGGCTCCGCAGTCCCTTGCGTTATGTGTTCGTAAACACATTCCAATTTCACATCCATTGGGACTTGCTTGCCCTCACGCACAGTGTCTAAGTCGCCGCGATCTAGCAGATACTCATATTCTGTGTGTTCGGTATAGGTGATGTTTCCATCACCTACTTTAATCGTGAGACGTTGCGGTAGAAACGTAATCACGTCATTGTTGCCCGGCAAATCTGCTGCAGCAAACTCTGGCGTAAAACCAATCTTCCATGTCGTTCCGCCTTCATGGACAACTGCCACTACAGCCGTGGGATCGACACCTGTAAGCGCTGTTGCATCTGTTGTCATTGTTGCAACAGCGATATTGGCCAATGTCCCTTGAAATTCCACTGTATAGGGGCCACCAGCATTGCCTGTAACATTCACATTGTTAGTACCGACGTTACTTAAGGCTTCTAACGCTGTCTTCACGGCAGTAGCAAGAGCATCATAAGCAATCTCAGCAGTTGTTTGCCCGCTAAAAATTAGATGGAAATGTCCACCAGTTGCCGTAATAGTCACCGTCTGTACTTCATTCCCGTTAGCCGAACTCACAGTACGTATGCCTGTGTGTCCAGTAACAGTAAAACGAGCACCAACTGGTACTAAATTTGTACTGTTCGACAAATCGGCGACAGTATCAATCTCGACCTCAACATCGTGGTCAGCCGGAGTATCGTTGATTGCGGCTGTGCCACTAAAACCGTCTTGGAAGATTACGTCACAGTCGCGTAATTCAATGCGTGCCATACGATATTACCTCCTAAACATTAGCTGCGTACCACAATCGGCTCAACAGCCTTGCATTTGCCGCTCACCGAAATTGAAGCATCTTTGAAGTTGACTTCCCGTGAATCAGAACGGAAATCCGGGAACGTAGTTGTTTCAATCTGCGCAGTGCCGCATGGAGGCGTATGCACAACTATGAGATCAAGTGCAAACGGTTCGCAGAGATCACTCGATGCACTCACCCACTCAGTAGCCCCGCCGATGCCTTTCAGCGCATCCATCGGGCTGGTCGGCTCCGCAGTCCCTTGCGTTATGTGTTCGTAAACACATTCCAATTTCACATCCATTGGGACTTGCTTGCCCTCACGCACAGTGT